GCCCCGTCCGGTGCGCCGCCGATGCCGCAGCGTTTGATGGTCGAGCCCCAGGCCGTGGCTAAGTGGAACGAGTTCGTGCCGCTCCTGCTCGAACTCGGCACGCTCACCCAGGCCGATGGCGAAGCCTTGGCGACTTTGTGCGAGGTCTATGCTGCAACGCAGGCGTGCCTTTTGGAGTTGCGGGCGACCGGCCCGGTGATGCGGACGGACCTCGGTGGCGTGAAGCCGAACCCGGCAGGCCCGCTATATCGAAGTTTAGTGGCGCTCCAGGCGTCGCTAATGGGCGAGTTTGGATTGACCCCTACCAGCAGGACACGGCTAGGTGGCAAAGAAGAAAAGCCAACCGACGAAGTTGAAGAGTTCTTCAAGATCCACGGCGCGTGAACTCACGCCCGAGGGGCAGAAGAAGTACGAGCGAGTTGTCTGGTTCTTTGAGAACATCTTGCGGCACAGCAAGGGCCAGATCGCTGGGCAGCCTTTCAAACTGCTGCCCTGGCAGCACCATGTTCTCCGCGAGCTCTTCGGGCGGCTGAATCCAGATGGCACGCGGCAGCATCGCGTTGGGTACATCGAACTCCCGAAGAAGCAAGGCAAGAGCACCACGCTTGCCGGGTTGGCTCTCTATCTGACCGGTTTCGACGGTGAAAAAGGTGCTGAGTGCTACGGGGCGGCTAGCGACCGTGAGCAAGCAGGGATCATATACAGGGAGGCCGCCAGCATGGTTCGGGCCTCGCCTGCGCTGTCCAAGTATTTCGACGTGATCGACAGCCGGAAGACGATCATTCACAAGGCCAGCAACTCGTTCTATCGGGTGCTCTCGGCGGATGCGTTCCGTGCCGAGGGGCTCAACATCCACGCCCTGCTCTTCGATGAGCTTCATGCGCAAAGGGACCGCCGCCTCTGGGCTTTCGCCCCTGGCTGAGAAGCCGGGGGCGAAGGCCGGGGCAAAAAACGCGACGCGCTAAGGTACGGTGGAGCAGCCAGACGATCGCCGCTCCTGCTCTCGATCACGACGGCGGGGTACGACCGCAAGAGCATCTGCTGGGAGCAGCATGCCTACGCCGAGCGGTGCATCGCCGATCCCACGGTAGACCCAGCCTTCTTTGGCTGCATCTACGCCGCATCGCCAGACGACGATTGGAAAGACCCGAAGACGTGGCACAAGGCGAACCCGTCGCTGGGTGAGACAATCACGGTGGAGTCGTTCGCCGCCGACGCCCGCGAGGCCGATCAGTCGCCCTCGAAGCTGAACTCATTCCTGCGATACAGGCTCAACGTCTGGACCACGCAGGATACTCGCTGGATCAGCCCCGATACCTGGGCCAAGTGCGGCGGCCCGCTGCGGGACGAACTGGAAAAGCGGGAGTGGTACGCGGGCCTCGATCTCGCGACCACCTACGACTTGTCGGCCTTCGTGATGGCGAGCCAGGCGGACGACGGAACCTTTGACGTGATGCCGTTCTTCTGGGTGCCGCAGGAGAACGCGGCCGAGCGGACGCAGCGCGACAAGGTTGACTACATCGGCTGGATTCGCGACGGGCATATCAGGGCGACCGATGGCAACGTCACCGACTACGACGTGATCCGCCGGGACATCGTGGAACTCTCGCAGCGGTTCAACATCCGGCAGGTGGGTATCGACCGCTGGAACGCCACCCAATTGGCCACGCAACTGCAAGGCGAGGGGGTGAATGTGACAGGCTTTGGACAAGGGTACGGCTCGATGAGCAGCCCGAGCCGCGCCCTCGAAAACTACATCATGTCGGAGAAGATCCGCCACGCCAACCACCCGGTGCTCTCGTGGATGGCTGGCAACGTAGCGGTGCAGACCGACCACCAAGGCAACATCAAACCGAGTAAGGCGAAGAGCACGGAACGCATCGACGGCATCGTGTCGCTGGTCATGGCCCTCGGGCTGCACGCGACGGCCACGGCCCCGCCACCCGAACAATCCTGGGAACTGTTCACGATATGAGCGAAAACGCCGCCGACTTCAGGATGTTCGACCTGCGTGGCATCGACTGGCCCGAGGTTTCGCCGTCTCGCACGCCCTCGGGCATCCGCGTCAACGCCGACAACTCGATGGCGTGCTCGGCGTACACGGCCTGCATCCGCGTGATCTCGGATGCCGTCTCCGCCCTGCCGCTCCACGTTTACGAGCGGATGGCGAACGGCGGCAAGGCGAAGGCCACGGCCCACCCCGTGTATCGCCTGCTCCACCAGCAGCCGAACCCCTGGCAGACGGCGCAGGAATTCAGGGATTGGATGACCGGCATGTACCTGCACTACGGTGCGAGCTACGCCGAGATTCGCCCCGGTGCTCGCGGTGCCGTCTCTGAACTGTGGCCGCTGCACTCGTCGCGGATGGAGTGCGAGCGGCTGTCTGACGGGACGCTGCGGTATCGGTATCGCGAGCCGAGCGGGCGCGAGACGATCTACAGCCAAGACCAGATTTTCGCCCTGCGGTTCACGACCGAGGACGGGATTCGCGCGATCCCCACCTACAAGATCTTTCAGAACGCGATCGGGCTGGCCCAGGCGTTGGAGGCCCACGGGTCCACCTACTTCGGCAACGGTGCCCGGCCCGGCATCGTGCTGGAGAGCGACAACCCGATTCCGGTGGAGGCGGCCGAGCGTCTCCGCGAACAGTGGGAGCGGATGCACAGGGGCGCAGATCGTGCGTTCCGCACGGCGGTCCTGCCCAACGGCGTGAAGGCCCACGAGCTCAGCGGCTCGAACGAGGCGGCGCAGTTCCTTGAAACGCGGCAGTACCAAGTCATCGAAATCTGCCGGGCGTTCCGCGTGCCGCCCCACATGATTCAGGATCTCACCCGCTCGACCTACTCGAACATCGAGGTGCAGGGAACCGAGTTCGTCCAGCACTGCCTGCTGCCGCACCTGAAGCGGTGGGAAGCCGCGATCTCCCGCGACCTCATCGTGGACGACGAGACCTACTTCGCGGAGCACAGCGTCTCGGGCCTGCTCCGTGGCGACCACGCGAGCCGGTCGGCCTACTACGTCTCTGCCCTTCAGAATGGGTGGATGACGATCAACGAGATTCGCGAGCTTGAGAACCTGAACCCGATCGGGCCGGATGGCGACCGCCACTTCGTGCAACTCAACATGACCACGCTCGACAAGGTTGGCCAGGAGCAACCGGCACCGGAGCCGATGCCAGCGCCGCCCGTCGAGGACGAGGAAGGCCCGGCCGACGACGCCGAGGACCAGGCCGAACAGGAGAACCCGACCGATGGAAATTGAACGCCGCTGCCTGACCGTAGACGAAGCCCCGGAGTGCGAGCTGCAAATCGAGACGCGCACCAGCGGGCGCGAGGCGATCCGTGGGCTGGCGGTGCCCTACAACCGGCTTTCCCTCGACCTCGGTGGCTTTCGCGAGCGAATACTGCCCGGTGCCTTCGACAAGGTGCTGAACCGCCAGCGGGGCAAGGGCGAGATTCTTTCGTACTACAACCACAACAGCGACATGCTGCTGGGCCGCGAGTCGGCTGGCACACTTGAGATCATCGCCGACGAGCGTGGCATCTCGTATGTCGTAGAGCCGCCGGATACCTCGGCAGGCCGTGACGTTCTCGCCCTGGTGCGGGCTCGCCTGCTGACGGGCAGCTCCTTCGCCTTCACCGTGAGCCAGAAGGGTGAGCGCTACACGACGGACGAGGGCGGCAAGGCGATCCGCGAGATCGTGGAGGCTTCCGGCCTTTACGAGGTTGGCCCCGTGAACGTGCCCGCCTACGGCAGTGCGACGACTGCGGTGGTGTCCCGGCGGTCCTATGAGGCGTGGCTGGCGGAGCAGGCTGCGGCCGTCGAAGCCGACACCGATGCCGAGCCGGAAGTGAAGAAGGCCGTGCGTTCGCTGGTCCGTGACGCCGCTGCGGCGTGGGCACTGAGGCTTCGCCGTGTCTGAAGCACGCTGCACCTGCGGCGAGAAACTCCGTTGCCGTTCCAGCCGCCCCTGCGGTGACGAGCGGCAGCGGTATCTGCGTTGCCCCCGGTGCGGGGCTCGGGCGGTGGCGTTTGTGAAAACAACACTTTCCGAAGTGCGGTTCTGCAAGAGACCCGCCCGCTAGTGGCACTGTGGACTCCACGGCAATACCGCCGCAGGAGTCTCACAGAACATGGACAATCTCAAGAAGCTGCAGGACGAAGCGGCAACCCTTGCCAACCGGATCGACGCCGTTCGTGCGATCGAGGCCGAAGACACGACCGCTCGCGATGTCGAACTGATCGACCTCAACAAGCGTGCCGACGAACTCACCGCCAAGATCGACTTCGAGAAGAAGGTCGTCGAGTCGGCCAAGAGCCTGCGGTCCGTGGTCGAGCGTTGCTCGCCCGCCCCCGAGGTCCGCGCCGACGAGCCCAAGGTCCGCATCGAGGCCGTTCCCTTTTCGGGCCGCCTGCGTGCGTTCAACAGCGTTGAGGATGCCTACAAGACGGGCATGTGGCTGAAGGCCAAGAGCGGCGACGCCGAGGCCAAGCGGTGGTGCCAGGATCACGGCGTTGAGGCCCGTGCGATGGGTTCGACCTCGGCGAACAGCGGTTCGGCCGTGGTGCCCGATGTGCTCTCCTCAACGGTCATCCGGCTCGTCGATCAGTATTCGGCTTTCGCTCAGAACGCCACGAGCGTGACGATGCCGAGCGACGTGCTCCAGTTTCCTCGCAGGTCCGGCGGAACGACCGCGTACTGGATCGACGAGAACACCGCGATCACTGCCAGCGACCCGACCATGAATCAGGTCTCGCTGACGGCTCGCAAGGTCAGTGGGGCCGTGGTGATCGCGAGCGAGTTGCTTGCTGACTCGATCGTTTCGATTTCGGATTTCATCGCCACGGAGCTCGGCCTGTCGCTCGCCAACGCCGTCGAGGCGGCTGCGTGGAGCGGCAACCCGGCGAGCGCTCCTGGCGTGGCCGGTCTCGTGACCAGCCACACGGGCGGCCTCTTGGCCTCCTCGGGTGCTACCTACGCGGCGTCGCTCGTGAC